CGAAGGGCCTCCCAGCACTTTGTGTTAACACCCTGGTTAACTGGCAAGTTAATCAGACCATAACTAATTAACTCTAGGAAAGTTGTGTAGCCATGTCAGATCGTTTTCGTATTCTCCCTTATTCTCAGGGAAAGCACGAAGAACGAACCTGGGACGGAACCCAATCACCACCTCGGTGGTTGGTTACCGGCTCGGGTACATGGAACCATTACGGTGATCAGCATACGCTGAGCACCAATCACTCAAACTGGCCAGAACATGCCGGTAAGGGTGATACAGGTGGTCCTTTCGTGACTATCAAACACACCTATTGGGACGATTGTCCCAAGAAGGTTTATGCTCACTATGACGGTCGATATGACTATCATGGTCCGCAGTTTGCAGTCGCCGGCGCTTTCGCGCAGTCGCATATGCCGCCGCTTCGCAAATCGTCCGATGCTACATTGGACATTGCTGGAACGACAGCTATTGCACGATGTGAACCCACACAATCATCCGCATCTCTTGCAACTTCCTTAGGGGAGTTGTACCGTGATGGAGTTCCCTCCATCATAGGATCCGGTCTCATGAAGTCAAGATTACAAGACTTTAGAGAACTTGGATCAGAGTACCTGAACGTTGAGTTCGGGTGGAAGCCTTTCGTGAACGACCTTAAGAAATTCGCCAAAACAGTTCAGAATCATGAAAAGATTCTGGACCAATATCGACGGAATTCTGGTCGAACATCTAGGCAGCGGTATGACTTTCCGATAAAGACGGAATACTCACATGTCGACAACGGGCTTTTTAGTCCATGGCCGACAATGATAACGCCTCTTTATAAAACTGGCAAGTTCCGTGGTCAAACCACGAAGACCACTGAATTTTCGCAAAAACAGTGGTTCTCAGGTGCCTTTACCTATGCTATTCCCTCAGGTAATTCTATGGGGGATAAGACAGGACGGTTCATTCGCGAAGCCAATAAGTTATACGGCTGCGTGCCTGATCCTGAGGCTATCTGGAACTTAATGCCATGGAGTTGGGCTGCTGATTGGATGAGCAACACAGGGGATGTGCTACACAACCTCTCTGCTATGTCCACAGACGGTCTGGTGATGGCGTACGGGTACATGATGGAAAAAACTTCCGAAACATGGACCTATACGAATCGAGGTGCTATCACCTGTAACGGTGAAGTCCTCAATTTAACTCAACACTTTCAAACTGAAACGAAAGTGCGAAGAGCTGCCACACCTTTTGGTTTCGGCCTTAACTGGAGCGCTTTTTCAGTGCGCCAGATGGCCATCCTGGGAGCTTTGGGTATAACCCGAAGTCCCCAAATCGCCTACTAATTTTCTATTGGCGATTGCCACATGTGCGGCGGACAAACCTGTTCGCTGTTCTATCAGGGTACCGAGTCTTATTAATCAGACTCAGATTTTAGGTACCCCTTCAAGTCCAGGAGACAGCCTAATGGCTTTTGCAGATCCGCAGTCCGTTACAATCAACGCCGTTGCCAACTCGCTTCCGCGAGTCAGCAGCAGCCCCAATTCTTCTGTTTACCAGAAGGACGACGGGCTGGTTCGCTTGACGGTCTCTCACCAGTACGGTAAGAGGAACCGCCGCACGATCCGCGTTGATCACCGGAAGATTGGCCCTGACCCGTTTACCTCAGACAACAAGGAGTTCTCGATGGCCTGTTACTTGGTCGTCGATGCCCCAACTGTCGGGTACACGAATACAGAGCTCAAGCAGGTTGTGGACGGCCTCACGGCCTACCTAACTGCTTCAACCGGTGCGAAGATCACCAGCCTCCTTGGTGGTGAGAACTAAAGAATGCGATCGACTTATTGGCTGATTTTATTCGGCCTTGTCAC